AGATAGGGCTTTACGAGCTGCCGGTGCGCGTAAAACGCCGCCCCGGCCAGAAGCGCGGCCGAACGCGTCACGAGCAGCACGAAGCGCAGCACGCGGCGGTGCAGTTCGACACTCCGCTGCCGCACGGCCTCGTCCGTCTGCGAGAGGTCGATCTCGCGGCCGAAAGGCATGTGCACCGACCAGATTTCGATTCCGGCGCGCTTGATCTGCTCCTGCAAATCTTCCATCGGATATTCCTTAAAATCGTTGTCCTGCATTTCCTCTTTCGTATACAATCCCATTGTCAGTTCTGGACAATTCAAACTAGAAAAGAACGAAGCGGCTCTGTAACGGAGCATTAACTGCGGCATGGTTTTCCACTTGCTACCATTTTTACCAAGCCATCCCTCGGCTTTTGCCATTTCCATGGCCACGGTCATTCCCTCAACTCTACGTCCATTTTTCGTAGTCCAAGCAAGGCACGAATAAGGCTTGCCGTCCTTATCTTTAGTTTCCTCGAACTGTAATTCCATATCGAATTTTCCGGAATTGTTTATTGCCGCAATCAAAAACTTTGAACTCCAAGACGGTCTACCCTGAATTACATACAGATTCTGCATAACCATCAGCGGACTTACTTTCAATCTCTGTGCCTGCTCAATTGCGATCAGACAGTTCGCATCGTTCTTCTGGAATGTTGATGGAACAATTGTGGAACTCGATAATGCCTTTGCCATCTGCATCGCCATGATGAAATTATCGGATGTTCCGAAAATTCCAAGACTGTAATCTGTAACCTTGTTGTTGCTATGTACAACCTCTTTCTTTTCCTCTGTTTTTGCTACTGCTGTGTTCTCTGCCATAATTACTTTTCCTCCATTCTCTTTAAAATAGCTTCCAAAATTTCTTTCATCCGTTCCTTTTCATAATCTTTTGATGTTTCCGAATCACTCTCAAATTGTTTTGGCTCATTCGCATTCTGTAAAACACGGTTGTAAATATCTTCCCCCAAAACTTTTCTTAGACATCTTAACAACTCTAAAAACTCTACCATGATAACCGGCTTTAAGCCTGTAATCTCAATCTTTCCAAAATCTGATTTAATCATAATTTATTCCTCATTTTCCTCATTTTTCACAACTTCAAACTCATATGCGCTGTTCACAGTTTCAACCACAAGATTTTCCTTTTCGTTGATATATGAACCACATACACGGCTTGTCCTTAATGCATATCTGGAATAATCTGATCCGTCCGCATTTCTGACATATTCAAGAATCATCGGCACTCCGATATGCGGATTCGGTTTCTTTACAATTCTGCCGATTCTCAATGGGTATCTGCCATCCGATCTGGTAATGCGTGTTTTTACATCTCGAATATCAACAATTCGATATTCCTCATATTTCTTCACAACTGCCACCTTATCAGCGCCGTAGGTTTCCACCCATGCCATATCCACGGATTCATCCGTGACGATTAACTTTGCACCTTTGGCATTTACAACCGTGTCACCGGCTTTTACGGAATCCTCGGTGCGGTATGTATAACTTCTGGTGCTGTTTGGAAATTTTGCTTTGATATAATTCATTTCGATACCTCGCTTTCTAATTTTTGATGGTCTGATAGCATTTATCATGGTCGTTCCACTTAATAGGAATTGGTGCACCACAATCAATGCAATCCATATCAAACATTTCCTCATCCATATTGGTCATGTATCTTGAATGCCGTCCGCACTCGCAATTCGCATAAAGTGGTTTCAATGGTTCATCAAAAAGTGAATCATCTCCGCGATTCATGCAATGGATGCCTTTGCTCTCTTTCTTCAAGCAGAAACCTCTTATCGCTCCGCATTTCTTACATTTCCAATAGATGAATCCTTTATATGTCAATCCGTGATAAGTCTCTTCAACAGGTTCTTTATGCTGTGCCGGTATGTTACTCGGCACTACAGCATTCGGAATTTTTGGAAGCGAATCAAGCTCTAACTTTGGTTTCTCAATCTCAATTTCTTTTGTGGAATCAAAATGAAGATAGTCTACCAGCATGCTTGTAATCTTAGAGAAAAGTTCAACCGCTTTATCCCCGACATCAACAGAAATGTTCATTCCGTCTGTAGAAACTCTAATTTTCATTTACACGTCCTCCACTTTCAACTGCTTATCCTCTGTTACCGTCAGAAGGATCAACTGTGTATCTACCGCCGGGATATACTCGTCATTCAAACTTTCTGCGCCATCCAGAATGATTGGTACATACATATCGAAGAACTTCTGGAAGCTATTGCAGATATCCAACTTCGCCTGGATCTCTCTGCCGGTGTTGGTGGTAACTCCGAACTCCTTGCCGTCTACCATAGGTACGCACGCTTCCTTGTATTCGCCGTTCTTCTGATAATCAAACAGTTCCCAACTGACAATACCAAAGTGCTGATTAATTTCCTCAACAAGCAACTCATTCTTGCGTTTGGAGACCTCTTTCAACTGGTGGAGAATCTTCTCTGCATCCGCCTTTGCCTGTTCATACTCACGCTGCTTTTTCTGCATATCTGCAATCTGCTCATCAATACGGATATTATTTGCAGCCTGCGCAATGATCTTGTTAATCTCTTCCAGCTGCGATTTCAGATCTTCCTTTTCTATTTTGAGGGATTCTACGATCTCCGCATCATCGGCAGCCTTTAATCTCTCGATCTCTGCCAGCACCTCGTTATGTCTGGCTTTCAGCTTCACATATTCTTCATTCTGCGAATAATCAGCTTCGCTCGGGATCTCGGATAACTGCTTGGAAAGTTCTTCTTTCTTTGCAATGGCATCCCGTTCCTGTTTCTTCAAAGCATCAATTTCCGTATTCAGATCAGCATTCTTCTTTGTCAGTTCATCGATCAGATCTTTCTGGACAAAGCCCTTTTTCTTAATTTCTTCCAGATTGGAATTTTTCTGAGCAACGAAGTTGTTCTTGGCATCTCTCAGCTTCCTCATGGCATCTTCCATGGCTTCCTCTTTCCGCCTTTCAAAGTCAGCCTTTAACTGCTCAATCTTATCATCCGGTAACTTCTGCCCGCATAAAGAACAAACCGTTGTAGATTCATCAAACACCCACTTGGATTCATCAAACAGATAGGGTGTTTCATCAAATGCTTTGGCTTTCTCGAAATTGTACTGCTCGCCCAGCTTCTTCCTCTCGGCATCTGCATCAGCAATAGCCTTGGCATTGTCGTCAATCTGCTTTTCTTTCAGAGAAATCGTTGGTTTGAAACGATCCAGTTCTGTTGTGCAACCGAATAGCTCAACTTCAATATTATTTCTCTGATTGGACAACTCGCGGTTCATCGTCTGCATGATGCCGGACATATCGAACTGCAGCTGCATTTCTTCCTGCTGCAGACTGCCAACCGCATTATCGGCACCGGCTATCTTCCGGTCTACCTCGGCAATCTGCCGCTCCAAATCAGCCTTGGCAAGTTCCTGCTCTGCCACATCAATATCTACCTTGGCTTTCTCTAATCCGACAATCTGATTTGGAATTGCATCTAACTGCTCAACTGCCTTCTTTTTGGAAGCGTTATTCATGGCTTCGATTTCTTCATACTTGTAGGCTTCAAGTAGTTTCGCAACATCCTTTGTATCTTTGCTCATTGCAGCAATCTCCACATCTGTCTTTGCAGATGCTAACTTAAACAATACCTTCCGCATATCTGCCTGTTTCTGCCTGGTAAATACATCCGGATGCGAGCATACAAGGAAATTGTCAAAAGACAAGCCCAATTCTTCCAAATCAGCTCTAAAGTCTCTCTCCGTCTTAGGCACGCTGTTGATCTCGTATGTATTGGTAATTGTCACCTTAGAGATCCCGTTTGCGTCCGGCTTACCGACCTTGCGTTTCTGCATCTTGGCAATGGCGATTTCTTTACCGTCAACATCCAAAACAGCCGTAACCGTAGGTACGCACTCCTCCACGTCGTCCGGGCGGATATTCGGATTACTGACCAGCTCATAGTTCTTGTCCGCCAGCAACCAGAACCACGCTGTCGCAATCGTAGTCTTTCCAAGCCGGTTCATGCCACTTACTCTGGTTGTCTTTCCAAACTTATAAATTTTATCCTTTGCACCCTTGAAATTTTCAAGATGTAATGATTTTAAAATCATTTTTCATTCCTCCCATTCTCAAATTCTTTCACCAATCCTACAAAGTATCTTTCATTCTCCCTATAGCCGCTCAAAAGCTCGACCGTTTGCATGTCTGTAGTTGCCTGTTTGCATCCGCGCAATCTAATATTGGTTGTATGCTCACTTGTGATATATCTGTACAATGCGTCTATATGTGTCCTGCACTCGATCAGTTCATCATACTCATCCCTTGGAATACAGACGTAATCCAAATTTTTCTTTCCCATTTACATTTCCTCCCTGATTGTCGCCACAGAAACCTCGTAAGCCGTTCTTTCTTCGATTTCTGTGTCTGATAATGTTTTCTTGTATACGCGGCTCTGAATTCTTCCTTCCATATAAATGCGCGCTCCGGCTTCAAAGTTACTTACAAATAAAGCATTTCTTCCCCAGCAGACACATGGAATATAATCTGATTTTCCATAGGACCGATTGACTGCCAATAAAACATCTGCAATTTCTCTGCCGAGTGGTGTTTTTCTATAAGTTGGTTTCTTACAAAGATATCCGTTCAAAGCAACTGTGTTTAAATCTCCACCATCGAAATTATCAAAAACTTCTATTTCGTGTACGAAGACATTTAATATCAACTTTCCACCTTCAGCATTGAAAGAGCGGAACTCTCCTGTAATGAATACCGTTTTTCCCGTATAATCTTTGCCGATATCAATAATTCTGTCAGATATAAGAACTGGGATTTTGTCTTCTACACCACTTAACCTAGATACCGTGATTTCCGATTCATAAAATGATTCTCCGCAAAGTTCGTGGCTGAATGTAAGTGATTTTGTGACTTTTCCCATTATTTCGACTTTGTTATTTTTAAATTTTTCTGTATACATAATTGATTTTCCCTCGTTTGTTCTATATAATATAAATGTTCTTTAGGCATGGTAGAGTTTTTCTCTCTGTGCCTTTATCCTTTTGCATCTACAATCTGAATGTAAACATAATCTCCATATGTGGCTATCCATTCATTGACGCCGTTCTCATTATCCCGATACACATCTATGCTGCGTCCAAGCTGAATTGTGCCTTTTTCTGATTCCGGTACGCTGATTCCGTAACCGGTATCTGTGAATTGAAAGTATCCGATCAAATCTCCTACTCAGCAGATCTGCGCGTCAAGAGTCGGAGTATTTACGA